TTGCAAAACCGATGAAGTACATCGTTTTGTTTACTGTTACCGACTAGGCGTTTTCTTACCTGGACACGTAACAGCGAAACCGTTACTATCCGGATAAAATTAAACGCTGAGGGGTAACGGTTTTATGTTGGTTCTTTCTTTGTTTCCGGGTATCGGTCTTCTTGATCGTGGCTTTGAAGATTCTGGTTTTTGTGTTGTTCGTGGCCCTGATTTGATTTTCGGCGGCGATATTCGGCGCTTTAGTGTTCCGGCTGGCCGTTTTCATGGGGTTATAGGCGGTCCGCCTTGTCAGGATTTCTCTAAAGCCCGGCGAGATCCTGCCACGGGTAATGGCGTTGATATGTTGGCCGAGTTCACGCGCATAGTAAAAGAAGCGCGGCCAACATGGTGGTTGGCCGAAAATGTCCCCGGCGTACCCGATATTAAAATTGAAGGGTATTCTTGGCAACGGTTGGATTTAAGGGCTTCTGATTTTGGCATGGCACAGCGGCGGCTTAGACATGTGCAGTTTGGTAGTAATGACGGCACACAACTTTTAATCAATAGATCGTTACGATGCGTTACAGCTCAAGAGCCCACCGTTACCGCCAATGATGCGCGTCCACTGGTGGATCTTGCCAGACTTCAAGGTTTGCCGGTGGGTTTTGACATTCCAGTGTTTACGCGCTCTGAACTTGCCAAAGCCATTGGCAATGGTGTTCCGTATCCAATGGCTGTTGCCTTAGCTGATGCGGTAAAGCATCGTGCTGATTATGGTCAGTTATGTGCGTGTCATTGCGGCCGTCGTGTCGTGGGTCGTCAGTTGATGGCCACTAATGCCTGCAGAAAGCGCGTTCATGACCGTAAATGTGTTACCGACCAGGCGAATATGGCGGCCGGCTAGTAACGGAAAATAACAGATCCAAGACTTCGCATAATATCCCACTACGTTATGTAGAAACGCCCTTATGGACAATAAAAAACGCCATAGGGGCGTTTTTGCATAGCGTGCATTATGCGAGGTCTTTTTTTGTTTATCGTCGCCCTGATGGTCTTTTTGGGCTTTTTTAGAATGCCATTACACACGCAAGGGAGAGTAAAAAAGGGGGGGTTGCAAATTTCGTCCTTTTATCGAGGGTGCGTTTCTGATGCTGATTATTTAGTTTATCGCCATGGCTTTGTTGTAAATTTCGCCTTTAGCGTCTCTATGTGGAACACAACACCATATAGGCGAATTTGCAACCCCCCCTTTTTTGCTCGGTTGTTTCAGCTGTGGTTTTTTCCGGTCGGAGCGCAGCTGGAGAGTCCACACACTATAACCAGTGGACTCTTGTACAAAAGTTTCATTAATAATCAATAAAAACAATAACTTAATTTTTTGCGCTTTTTTTACCTTCCTAGTGTTTTTAGTTCTTCAATTGTAATGTCTTCTAGTCCTTTTTTTAGCGCATAGTGCAATACATCTGATTCTTTTATTGGCTTCTGCGTTGCTATTACTGCTTTTACTGTAAGGTCTTGAATTTTACGCCATGTTTTGTCGTCTATGTGTTTTGTTGGCATTTTTTATCCTCTGTTTTTGTTTTGTATATTGTCCTCTTTTTTCCTAAGAACTTGACAACTCAATTCTAAGTAATTATAAATATCGCACTTCTAAGAAATTAGAAACTTAATTTGTAATTCATTACTTACAACATAGAGGCAAAGCTATGCAAACAGAACAAATATCGATAGCACGTGAATCCGTAACGATTACGTTAACGCCGGATGAGCAAGAATTATTGCTGGCCAGTCTTGAAAGTTTTCAGCATCTTGATACGTCGCTTTATCAAGATCAGGTTTTAGATCATCTTGAAGGTCTTAAAGCTTTGCACAAAAAGCTTTTATTCCTTTTCCCAAATCAATCTGGCGACCTTTGCCGTCATCCTGTTCAGTCGCCCGATGTTGTGGGGCAGGGTGGCACTAATGTCTGATAAGACACGTTTAAAAGATTCAACAATTTTTAATATTTTAACGACGCTTAAAGATTTGGGCCGTGTTCGTTCGCTTGATTTTGCTCTTGCTTATTGGCCTGATAAAAAAATGAGTGGTTCGATGGCTTCTAAGGTTGGTAGCAATATTTTGTGGAAAGTTGAAAAGTACGGGTTTATTCATGTTATGCGCCGGTCAAATATGAGTTCTGGTGTTTTTGTTTTTGAAGTTTCTCCCGAAGGTCTTGAATTTTTAAATCAGCAGGGTGGCAACCAATGAATGCCTATTTAGCCGCTTTTCTCGGCGCTCTTTTCGTTTTTTTCGTTTGGTGTGCTTACGATACCGGTGAAGGAAATGGAATTAGACTTTGTTCTTCACATCCGTCCGAATGTTCTGTCTTGTTTGGTAAGGGTGTCAACCAATGATGCAGCATGAAATCGATCAGTTTACTCATTTTGCCGTTTATTACCTTTTACCCGTTGCGTTTCTCGCTCTTTTTTTCGGTTTTATTGTTGGTTGGTATTTTCGCGGTAAGTATGATTTTGACCAATGGCTAAAGCGTGGTATTTGGTGTGACGACTGCGCGCCGCTAGTTGATCGCTCAAAAGATTAAGGCGGAAACTAAGCCATGATCGACAAGCTTGTTTTACGCTGTCCTATCAAGCATATGTTTGAAACTACGTATGATTCTCGCGGTATTCCGGTTATTTCCGAAACTCAGAAACAGCATTTAAAACTTTCTGATTTGAAAATTCCGCTTTATGCCGCCTTGACTGCCGAGGGCGAACAAACCGATTTAGAACATCGCTGGGAAAAGATACCCAGCTCTTATGCGCATATGGCTTTTAAGGTTTTCGATTTTCGCGGATCGTCTAAGCGAGACATGCAGGATTTTTATATTGAGATTAATGCAAGCCCGGCCAAGTTGATGCAAGGCCATAACTTGTATGGCTCTGATCATCTGGGTGATTGTGCCTTTCCTATGATTGAGTTGCTTTATAAAACTTACCCAGAGGTTGCGGAATATCTTGATCCCGAGTGCTGGACAGTCGAACAGGTAGACATCACCTATCACAGCTGGTGTAAGACCGAGCACGAAGCCCTTCAATTGGTTAATGCATTGCACAATGTCAGCAATGGCCAGACGCGCGGCGCTACCACTTCAAAAAATGCCACTGTGTACAGCGGCACTGCTTATTTCGGTAAGAAGAACAGCCGTATTAAAAAGATCAAGGTCTATGTCAAGCTGCTTGAAGTGCTTAATTATTTGGCCGAAGTCAAACGGGCAGGGGACAAGAAAGGCATTTTACAAATATATACGGATGCTTTGCTGGATTGGGCTAAGGGGATGGTGCGTTGGGAAGCCAGCTTAAAAACCCGCTGGTTTGAACGTCGCGGCATCAGCAATAACTTAATGAAGCTGTGCAAAGTGTTCGATGCACAAGCTTACTGGAAAGAGTCGACACGAGACATATTTAAAGCCTTAGAGGGTAAAGAGATGAGAATCATAAAAGATGAAAATATAGAGAAGCAATTAAAAGAGAAATTCCCCACTGTCAATGCGCGTACCGGCAAGATTACCTTCGGTAAGGCCATGAGTGCTTATGCTGTTTATCGTCAGATTAAATCAGATGGATGGATAGAAGCCAAGCGTACGGCTACATCATACGGTCGATTTTATGGTGCTGTTGAAATGCTTCATGAATGCGGCCTATCCAAAGCTGTCCTCCAAAATTTGCAAGGTGATGGCCTCAAGTGTGAAGTCATTCCTTTCATTCGTTACATTGAAATCAACTTCAATGAGCAATTCCCCGCCTTTGCGAAAAAAGCGGCTTAACCCTCCTAAATAAGAGATAAATAAAATGTCATTAACTAAAGTTTATATTGAACGCAAACAAGTCGATCAGGTTAGAGCGCGTAAGAATCCAACCACCGAAGTGATGGAATATCAGCAAAAAATTTGGGTCTATAAATCTGGCTCAAAGTTCCCGGTTGAATTCGAGATCCGTTTACCCAATGGAACCCAGTTTTATCAGGAAGGTGATTACGTCACGTATCTTGACACTAATCTTGCCCCTGACAAGTATCAAGGGCTGTCATTTGCGCCATTTTCAACAACTACTTTGCGGCCCGTCTCCGCTGCTTTTCTTGAAGCGTTTGATAAATTAACGCTTCAAATCGAAGAGCAATTAAATAGAACGCCGTTGAATAAGGCCGCCTAAATGCAAGCCGAGATAAAGCGCATTTCCCGGAAAGCTCGCCGCTTTGCAATCCGTAACAAGTCTTTGCAAAAAACCGCTGTTTTCAAGGTTCGCGATAATGGCAAACCGGGCGTGGTCTTGCTGCAATCATGACCATTGACGTTTTATCTCAATATTTGATGGTCTTAGGCATGTGTCTCGCATTTTGCTTGGGATTTTTAGCCGGATACCGGCGTTAATGAATACCGTGAGGTATAAACCATGACGGACAGTGAAGCCCTTGAACTCGTTTCCTACATGATCGGCGCTTTTGCGATTGGTTGGGGCGTTGGTTTTCTGACCGTTTCTTTTACTAAAGCTTTGGAGCGTATTTGATGAAAATTTTACAAGTATTTTTGATGTCGTTGTTAACCATGATGGTGGGTGTGGGCATTGCTGAGGCCGCGTTACCAGCCGTTGTTGGCACTACGATTACCGGCATTTCTACCGACGGTCTTGCTTTGATCGATCTTGTTTGGCCTGTAGTTGGGGCTATTGTGGGCGGGTTTATTTTGATCAAACTGTTCAAACGGGGTGCGTCAAAGATTTAAATTATGTTTTAAAGAAAGGGGGGCTTCGGCTCCCTTTTTTTTGAGGATTTAACGATGCGTCATTTAGTTATTTTTTTTATTCTGTTTTTTTCGAGTTCGGTTTTTGCCGATACCTATCCTACAACTATAAAATATTATTATGGTGCGTTATCCGTTCAGACCATGAGTAGTTCTGGTGCAGCCGCGTGTACGGCGGCCGCTGTTATTTATGATTCGTCGTATCATGGGGATTTTAACGGAAGCTACGGCCCTATCGATGCGTGCAAAATTTACACGCCTGTTAATAATTTTGTTACTCAGAGCAATATTGGCATTGATTATTCGTGTCCGTATGGCGGTTCTTATTCATCGGCGGATTCGTACGCTACTTGTCAAGGTGCTCCGTCTTGTTCTGTGGGCCAAGTTCGCAATACTCTTTCTGGTGCTTGTCAGACTCCTTTAACATGTACGGCACCAGCTGTTTATGATAATCCTTCAAATTCGTGCATTACTCCGGCGTGTCCAAGCGGTCAGAGTCGCTTACCTGCTCCTGATTACACATGCGTAGCAAATCCCACATGTCCCTCTATTTTGCCGTTATGCGCTTCAACCGCTTATGACTGTAATAACGGCGATGGTACTCAGCAGCATGTTATACAGTGCGCTACGGTTTGCCCGGCCGGTCAGCACATGATTGGCAAGGATTGCGTTAATGATAAAACAACTGTGATTTCGTGCCCTTCTGGTTTTTTCGCTAAAGACGGGGGGTGTGTTGCTGCAGATCCTGTTGCCTGTCCTGCGGGGACTCGTACAGGGAAAATTAATGGTGAGACTGTTTGTGTTGGTGCCGGTAGTAAAACGCCGTCTACATCAAATGAACCTCAAGAGACACATAACACCGGGACCGGTACTAACGAGGGTACAACAACCACGGTTCAGAAAGATGCGGCGGGTAATGTGACTGGAACTTCGACCAGCACAACCACTGGCACTAATAAAATAGATTTGAACACCACGGGTTTGGCCACTGAATCGACAAATAAAGGCATTTTGAATGCGCTGACAGAGGCGGGGACCACTTCTACGACAGTTACACCGGCTGATACAAGCAAGCTGGATACTGCGGGAGACACCGCTTTATCACAGATTAACATTGCGAATCCCGCGAGCTATTTCATAACCTCGTTTGTCGTTCTGCCTTCGTCGTCTTGTCAGACGGTTCCTTTTCATTATAAAGCGCTGAATTATGATTTGGATCCGTGTACAAAGTTACAGGCGTTCCGGGATTTATTGGGCTATTTTCTGTACATTATTACCGCTATTTTCATCTATCAAACGGCTACCAGACCGGCGGGGGATTAATCCATGTTGAAATTTTTAGGCACGTTGTTGTTCGGTTTGTTCTCGACCTTCTTTCAGGGGATTGTCGATTTCCTGATGAAGTATTTCAGCCGAAAAGTGGCGTTCGGCGCTGCAATTGGTGCGCTTTATTTGGCGGCGACAACCGTATTTATAACGGCGTGTATTGGTGTTGTTACGGCCATTCACACTACTGCACCGGCGCCGTTGTTGCTGGCATGGGGTTGGTTTATGCCGCCGAATGCGAATGACTGTTTCGCGGCCATAACAACGGTATGGACGGCTCGATTCGTCTACGATTTAAAGCAAAAAATGATGAAGATAACGGTTTTCTAACATGTCCGTCTATTTCATTACCGGTAAGCTGGGTTGCGGCAAATCATTGTGCGCTGTTGGCCGAATTGACGAGTATTTGCAACAAGGTCGTCGGGTGGCGACAAATTTAGATATTTACCTCAACGTCCTAACAAAACCGGATAGTCGCGTTTCAATATTGCGGGTTCCGGACAAACCTACCCAACGCGATCTAATCGCCATGGGCATGGGTTGCGAAGAAACCGACGAGAAAAAATTCGGCCTGTTGGTGTTGGATGAGTTGGCCGGTTGGTTCAATTCGCGCAATTGGCGGGATAAAGATCGGCTCCCGGTTATTCAGTGGTTCCGCATGGCTCGCAAACTGCATTGGGACATTCTGTTGATTGTGCAGGACATTGAATCTCTCGACAGCCAGCTGGTTAATGCGTTGTGCGAGCATCTGGTGGTCTGCAAGCGCACCGACCGGTTGACGTTGCCTCTAATCGGCCCGTTGGCAAAAACGATGGGCATTCAAGCGATTTTTCCGAAAGTGCATGTCGCAAAAGTGTATTACGGCCAGACCACCAGTGCCATGCAGGTAGATAGGTGGTGGTATCGCGGCACTCATCTTTATGCCGCCTACGATACTGACCAGAAATTTTTGGACGATAGTGAGGGTGGTTTGAGTTCGGTACTGCCTGCCTACTATGCGAACAATATTGCCCTCATCGAACGTCACCGAGCTGAGATTGAGCGTTTGTCGTCGCCTAGTTTGAGCGCACAGACTTCGTCTGGGCGCTCTACCAAGGTGATTGCAACCCTCTTGTTTATAGTCGCAATCTCCACGATAGGCCAGCGCACGTACGCGAAGTTTCAGGCATTTACGAACCCGGAATCAACAAAATCCGCAACAGCTCCGGGAGCTACTGCGGTCTCGAAAGCGGGTGAAGGTGTGCAGCCCGTTGCCGTTTCAAGCAAGCCAAGACCGTTGGACGGTTATGAGATTCGTTTGCTGGGGACCACGCTGTATAAAAACGGCTATCACATGCATATCGAGTTGGCGAAAGACGGCCGCAAAAGCGTCGTTTCCGAGGCTGATTTAGTCGCTCAAGGCTACGAGTGGCGCATGGTGTCATCTTGTAGCGTGGTGTTGACTTATAAAGGTGAAGAAACGCCGCTTTTCTGCACGATACCCGATTATCAAGATAAAAAAGTTTAACCCACGTTCCCTGTTAATTTACTGTGTCCATCGGGTTTATTGATTAAGCCCAATGGATAACGTGTTCGTGGTCAAAGTGGCTACGCTCAATATTGATTAAGCCCAGTGGAGCTGTAAAAAGGCCGTCCATGGCCTGATTTAGTCCATAGCCTGATTTAGTCCCAATCCACATTACCCCAAACGCTGACCCATTGGCCGCGTAATGGCGTAACACATAAATTCCGGACTCGTTTCCTTTTATATTGCTGATTCAATAGCAGATAGATGCAGTCTTGTAGATCGGCTATTTCGCATGAATCCAGCTCCTCAATTTCGTTAACGGCTCCGAATTCCTCGGCGGCTTCTCTTGTCATATCGCCCAAGGTTTGTCCGAACTTATATTCTTGTGATTCTCTGTCTGCGTACATGGTCCACCTCGTAAAAAAAATTAATAAAATCAATCGTTAATGCAAGGCAAAAAACAGCGAGAAGAAGTAACCGGGTCAAGCTGATTCGCGGAGGCTCCGACAAAAAAAATTTAATGGTTGTTGCAAAGCCTTTTTTTTGTTGGATACCGCTAATCCGCTTGATGCGGTTACGCCTCGCTATAATGACCTTGCATTGATGATGATTTTTTCAACCAGACGGGTGGAGGTATCGGGGCACCGTGAAGGTGTCCTGAAATTTAAACTGTTGAGCGTAGCGAAA